CCCACTGATCATTATCATTTTGCCACAGAATAGTGTGGTCAGAGTCTCCTTTCAGGATAACACCACCACCGTTGGCAGAACTATCAGTAGGAGAAGCAGTAGCACCCAGTTCGATGTGCTTGTCATCGACCGAAATTGTCGTCGAGTTGATGGTAGTTGTCGTACCGTTGATTACGAGGTTACCAGTGACGGTAAGACCAGCACCAACTGTCATGCCACCACTCAGGGCAACATCATCCATCGTAGCTTGACCAGTTACATTTGGAGTTACAATGGTAGGAGTTGTAAGGGTAGGATTCGTACCAAAGACCACACCACCAGAACCAGTCTCACCAGTTACAGCAGCACGAAGGTTGTTGCTGGAAGGTGTACCAAGGAACGAAGCAACGCCAGCACCTAGACCAGAAACACCACTGGAGATTGGAAGACCACTGGCATCCTCAAGGTTGAACGCTGGAGTTGCGTCAGAGAGACCAAGAGTAACCTCTACACCACCGAAAGAAACACTATCACTTACCAACTTAGAATTGGAAATGCTACCTGCTAACTGTTCGTTAGTAATAGTACCAGTCAGATCGGTAGTGGGTAGATCGCCACTAAATGTTGTTGCGGTAAGTGTACCGCCACTGAAAGTCAGGGTAGAACTATCTTGAAGTTCTCCACCAGTACCCGCAATCACCACACGACCAGAAGTTAGGTCGCTAATCTGTGCACTAGCGGCGGTAAGACCCGCTGACACATTTGCAGTGGTTGCTTTGAGGAAGGTCAGAGTAGAGATACCACTGATCTTCTGATTTGATGCAGTTACCTCATCATAAGAAAGATCCCCAGTAACTGAGAGATCACCAGCGACCGAAAGGTCACCACGCATGACCACATTGGCCGCAAACGTAGATATGCCAACGTGAGTTGAAAGACCTGCAATTACTTGCTGATTCTTTCCACCAACTTTAGACAGTTCCCTGGCTCTTGACATGGCGTATTATTACACAAATAATTCTGTAATAGTATTTATCTTCTATTTTATCCTAACTCGAAAAGCTACCCTTTGACTCATCTCAGAAGCAGATTGTCTAGGTGGATTTGTTATATGAGTCTGGTGATGTGGATAAACAATTACTCTACCAGGTCTATTACCTACAATTTGATTTGCCCATCCAATATCAAACTCATGTTTCCAATGTTTAGCCCCAGTATATTCATTACCATAATATAAAAACTCAGCACCCCAATCAGGTCGCCACTCTCGATTTACAACATATAATACTGTGTAGTATCTATCAGACTTGGGATCAACATCTGCACTGGAATCTTTATGTATTTGCCCAACGCGGTTACCAATAGGAGATCCTGTAATTGACTCAGCACATCGTGCATTGAAATATGCCTTCCACCCAATCTGCTTCTGTTCGAGAGGAATATTGTACTTATCACGGAATTGTGTGCCATCCTTGAAGAACTTATGGTAACCAGCTAAACCAGCAATACTTTCAGACAATCCTTCTACTTCAGCACCACCATCAAATACTTTATCGTTGATTATAGTCCATAAATCATAGATCATAGAATGCCTTGCCTGTAAGGATTCTTCCCCCCATGCAAATGGATGTCTGTACATTGAAAACCTTAGCAGGTTCAATATACCCATTGGTCCTAAATCTTTGTCCAAAAAGTGACGACTGGATGTTTTACCATCTTGCGCTGGTATATACTCAGACAAATGCATTTTATTATATCCAATCCACTCTTGATACCAAGATATATTCTGACAATATTCGTAGATATTATCTGCCAGAGTGTTAGGAATTATACCATCATAATACTTTACAGTCATTCAATTCATACCTCAGTTAGAGCAATCTTATATTTCTTACCTGTGATATTATTGATCATATAGATGTTATCAGCACCTTCTTGTAACGTCCAGTTACCCTCTGTACCATCTACATCATTACCACCTGAACCAACATTGCTAAAGTGCATGTCAGAGGTATAGACATTTGCCCATCGGGAACCAATTGCACCTAGATCACGTGTATTATTAGCATCTGGCAGCATATTACCATTCAAGGTAATATCAGAAACGCTAATACTGGGGGTGCCAGCCAAACCAGTGGAGGTACCGGTCAAAGTACCGCTAAAGTTTACTGATGTTAGAAGATTTGTGCCTGGATTGTATTGAAGACTGGTATCGGTTCTAATAGTTTCTAACCCAGTATTTGAGTCAACAAAACACATAAAATGCTGAGCATTTGTGGTATTTGTTTCTGTTATGGTAACTGTGTTACCAGCAATATTGGTTAGATTAGAACCATCACCATGGAAAAAAGATGCAGTAACAATACCAACGGTATTGACATTCTGACTAATAGCACCTTGGGTATCACCAACAATAATGTCACCATTCTTGGTGGGGAGGACAGCAGTTACGTTACCACTATACTCAGAGTGTGGTGCTGCCTGTACTCTAGTATAATGAGCGTTGTTTACCTCACAGTAGTAATCAATACGAGCGGGAGTGCCATCACTACTACGAATCTCAAGCAGATTGGTTACTGTAGAGACACCAGCAGCATTGATTGTTCCAGTAACATTACCAGTTAGAGGACCTTTGAACTCGGATGCCTCTATATCACCAGTGACTTGAGCACCAGTATTGGTTGTTCTGAGTCTAGAAACGGCATTATAATAAAGGTCTACACCTGCATTCTGTAAGAAACTAGCAGCAGTTTCAGTGCCATTTGCATGTATAAAAACACTCTTGCCTTTTATGTAGAGATCCTCATTAGTACCAGCATCAATAAGGCTATCAGATCCATCAAAATAGATATCTAAATCATTACTACCAAAGATTAGTTTATTACTACCACTAATTTCAACATTCCCATTATGTGTAGTGACACCACTAACAACCAAGTTAGTACTATTCAGAGATGTTGCTGTAGAAACACCAGGTGCATTCAGGTTACCATCAAATCCAAATGATCCAGCAGGTGCTACGAAACCTGAGTTTGTGGTAACAATACCAGTGATCATCAGGGTTGTTCCCATCAACTGGGAAATCGTAGAGACACCACTAGAATTGAGGTTACCATCAATAGATTTTGTGGCAGTAACAAAACCAGCATTCACATCACCAGTTACGTTACCAGTTACATCACCAACTACATTACCAGTAAGATTACCATATAAGTTAGTGGCAGTTACTGCCGTACCTGCTAAGTTACCCTTGAACTGTACACCAGCAGTAACAATACCAGCAGCATTTACATTATCAAACTCTCCTGTTACACCAATAGAAGCAATACCAACCGTTACCTGACTTACAGTAAGACCAGCACCAATGCGGAAGGTAGAAACATTTCCAAATGCTTCAGTACCATCAGCATTCTGCATGGTAGATGTAGCATCTGCCGCTGAGAATATAGTTACAACACCGGCTCTACCAGGTTCAGGGAAGAATGATAAACCAGCACCCACCTTGATAGTGGTAATACCAGTTGCACGTACAAATTCGTCAGCGTCTGCAATACTAAGAGTTGTTTTCTCTACAAATACGGTGGCAACACCAACCTCAATGCCACCAAAAGTTTGTTTGGTTTGTTCAACATTGACACCATTACCAATAAAGTTGAATCTAGTAATAGATCCAGCATATCCTGTTGGAGTAATACTCTCATCAGATACTGTCAATCCTGAGGCAGTACCAGAAGGAGATCCACTCGGTTCTGCCCAATATCTTTCGCCAGTAACAGTACCATAGAGGACATAGTTATTGTCCGATGGCAAACCGAGGTTAGGTTCCGCTTCATCCACTCCAAGGAAGGATGGAAACCCAGGAGTTTGTTGACGTTCTGTAGAAAGTCCTGCGTAGGAGGTAACACCTACTCGACCAGACAATAATCTTGGCATCTTACTTGGCGTTTTCTAGAATAGAAATAATACACTTCATAGTGTTATTTTGATCTCCCTCAATTTTGAGGATGTCACCCGTCTCCATGACAAGACGACCGTCAATAAATGACATGGCATCTTGATGGGGAACACGTGCAGAACGTACTAGTTCAGTATCAACGGTGTCTCTACTGTGCTTTACAGTAAAAGAAGTTACAGAAGATCCTTGACCAACGTTAGAAACGTTGCCATAAATCACCAGAGCAGCAACACCAGGAGGGCAAGTATAAATGCCAACGGCTGCATCAGTGATAGTATGCGTGATCGTTCTGAATTTATTGAGTGGAATTGCAGCCATTTTACATCTGTCCTCCTAAGGAAATAATCAGCGGCGTGAGTGTTGCTTGGATACTTTTATTGAAAGCGTCTCCTGTGATGGTACCTGTCTGTTGATTGATAGTAAATCCATCTCCAACTTTTAGGTTACCTCTTTCGTCAGTGGACGTGTAAACAACTCTACCTCCACCTTCAGAAACAGTCTCATTTTCTGGGATCGTAACACCACCATTTCTGGGAAGTGCGTTGGCAATGGTAAGACCAGCACCAACAAATTCAAAAGTGTACGATGATGCCAGGATCAGTGATTGTCTCTGGAAAGGAACTGCTGATCCAAGACCAACTGTTGCCGGTAGGTTTTGGTCAATAGTAATCGTCGAAACGCCAGCAGTTACCGGCGTAGCAGTATTTATGGTAAAGTAAGCAGGTCCAATCTCAGAATCAGCAGCAGCAGTCGTTCCTGAGTTAGGAGATGCAATCTGCACTGCTGGTGCACTGCGATACTGATTACCTGTTGCGAAGATATTGACTTCAGTAACTTTACCAAATCCATTGACAACTGACACACCCTCAGCAGTTGCACCGTTCGGTCCAGTAGGACCTCCAATGGTAACCTTAGGAGGATTAGAAGAAGTATAACCACTACCAGCGTTGGTTACGTTGATCTTGATAACTTCATTGAACAATTCTCCTAGGTAAAGCACCTGACCAGAATAAGGACGTTCAGTAAGACCAGATACTACAATAGTATTATCTTCCTCAATCGCATCTTCTGCCAGTGTGCCAGAGTTTGTGACAGTACCCACACCGGATGCTACAATACCAAAGGTACCGAACGATGCGTTAGAGTTGTTCAGGTCACACTGACCACCACTGACGCAAGAGATAGCGTACTCATCACACACAGTGAAGATAGACACCAACTGTGCATAACCATCGTTGGAGATCGTAACACCGATACCACCCTGATTATACTGAGTATATGAATCAACCACCATGGACTTGGTACCATCAGCATGGTTACCATTGATCCTCATGCCAATGCTGTCAGGAACAAAGTTGGTACAGTTCCTAACATATGGCGACTGAGTGATGATACCAGCAATTCTTGCATGACTACCAGCATCACCTATATTGATTGTAAAGGTATCAGTGGTAACAGCACTAATTGCAGTCATGATACCCGCAACATAATCTGTAGCACGGGGATACTTGTGGTCAGTTGCGAAATTGTCCGCCTCACACTTGAATGTCAGACTAGACGTGACAATACCTACACTGTCACTGACGCTGAGACCATGACTTGCTACTGTAACAGTGCTAACACCACTAATAGGATCATACAAGAACCCAGTAGGTGTCAAGGATGAACCAGTGTGCCAGTTAGGTCCAATCTTGATACTATTGACACTCTTGACAACACCGACGCTCAATGTGATAGTGTCAGTGGTGACCGAATCAATATCTACAAAAGTATTATATGCAGGGTCACCTGATCTAGGATATGCTACCTGCTTATTATGGTTGTCAGAGTCGCAAGTGAAGGTCAGTGCTCCGTTAGCGATCTTGATCCGATCAGTATCGGCGACACCATGACCAGCACTGGTAATGACTAATAAACCAGAAATAGGACTGTATGTAGCGGCAGTTACAGTTTTCTGAGCACTACTAGACTCTACTGTAAATGCATTAGAAACAGTGCCACCAACATAGATGTGAGTGCCATTGTCGCGGTTGAATTTATGACGGTTTACTACACCTTCAGGTGGAAACGTAATCATTGCACCAGTGTTGGCAGCACCAACAAAGGACATGTTTTGAATCAGAGCACCATTGTGAACTTGGAAAAGATCCTGACTTACGTTGTTAGGAATAATCTGGGTGTTACGAAGATCATCTCCATCGATTGTAACATTACGAGGAACAAAGATTGGATTGTTCTCACGATAGATACCACCAGCAACCCTAATCACATCACCAGCACCTGCAATCGCAGTGGTTGCTTTGATAGTACGCTTGGAACTACTTAGAGTTCTACCATCATTAGCATCATCACCGTCTTCAGTAACATAGAATACGTTTAGTGTGGAAGCACCAGCACCAACCCATTGTAGTTTACCAGAAGAAGTTGCTGCAAGAATAGAAGATGCAGATCCAACAGTACTATTAGAATCCCTCCATACACCAGAGGCACGAGTCTCTGTAACAATATCTAATGCATATTCAGGTTGTGTGCTACCAACACCAACCCTAGTATTATCTTCTCGATAGGTGAGTTTTGGGGAACCACCAAACTTACCATTTGCTTTCTTATATTGTACTTCGTAGGTCTTTCCAGCGGCATCAGTCTCAATCTCAGCAAGATCAGTCCAAGAAACAGCAGTTCCAACACTAATCAGTGCTTGACCAGAGGTACCAGCACTTTCATTTACATCATAAAATTTCTTTCTTACGATTAGATCTTTATTGAAATCAACATCTTTACCAGGTTGAGTTGACCCGATACCAACTTGACCAGCGGCAACAATGCCATCAAAGTTTGCTGTAGGTTGAACATCTAAACCGTAAGCGGGATTGGTTTTACCAATACCCGTACGGTTATTATCAGCATCAACAACTAATGCGCTGTCGCCAACCTCAAGTCCCTTCTCAATGCCAAATTTCTTGTTTACCGCAGCCATTTACAACAAGACTCCTTTGTAAGAGTATTTATCAAACAGTACGCATGATGAATGCAAGGACATAATATGGAGGTAAGTTTTTACCCGTACCAGAAACACCTTCGTTAGCAATCGCAGTGGTTGTAGTAGTAGTGGTTGTGTGGTCGTGTGATGCATCCATAGTCATTATCTGACCATTACTACCTTGATCTTGGTCTTCACCAAAATTAGATGCAGTTCGGCTAAACACACCAGTAGGGGCGTAGCTATAAGGCTCACTACCAAATGTACCTGTTATAGTTTCAGTTTGAGTAGTAGAAGTTGATGTTGATGTTGCGTTGTGATCGTGTTGAACAAGCACAGCATCAGCACTACCACCAGATGAACCAGCAGAGTATGTGTCGCCCGAAGACAACACAAATCGATCTTTCAAATTAGGAGTATTATTGTTACCATCACAGATTGCCCATCCAGAAGGAACACTACCTCCACTCCACATGATGATACCACCAATAGGAGTAATACCATTACCAGAGAATGTGTCAGCAGTACATGTACCACCCACAGTAGCATTATTAGTAACGGAAAGAGTATTGGCAGTTAGAGTGTTACCAGTAAAGGTAAGACCACTATTGTCTTCCAGTTCTCCAGATGCACCAACAATAACAATGCGAGATGTCGTCAGGTCGCTGACCTTTGCACTACCAACAACAGCAGTGCTGGATGTAAATGCACCACTAACTTGCAGATCACCCGTTAGTGAAGAGTCGCCAGTGACTGCCAGAGTGTTAGAACCAGCAGATGCAGCACCCAGAACAAGTTTATCTAAAGAATAATGATCAGTCTGATCAACACTGATAGGACCAAACTTCTTCCAAGGTTGAGTAGAATCAGTAGTACGAACCCAACCAATATATCCTGCTTTATCAAATGTAGTGTTCAGAATGATCTGATCAACACTGGTTGTAGGAGCATTTTGATTAGCACCATTGATACCAACAAATACGCTGGTGCCAACATCACCACTACGATTACCCTTTAGTTGAATATCAACCAAAGAACTATTACCAAGACTGTAGAAGTTTTGCTTGACAGTCAGGTCATTGAAATCAATCGCAGAAGGAATTTCTGTAACCCCAGTACTATCAAAAACATTGATAGTAGATTTCTCTTCACCTGTTAGAGCATCAATCTTCTTACGACCGATGAAGTATTCTCCCCGGTCATTCATACCAGAGTAAACAACACTACCACCGCGAGAGGACACAGACTGAGCAAGCAGTTGCTGCTTATCATCTAAGACACGATCTTGCGTCTGAGGTAAAGCAGTGCTATAGTTGCCGGGTCCATAACCAACATACTCAAAGGTGTGCCCAGAAGCACGGATCACACTGTGACGACGTTGCTCAACAGGCAGAACTTTGATTCTGACAGCGGCAGAATACTGAAGGTGTGATGTTTGATTGGTACCAAGACAACCACGGATGATTTGATTTTTCGTATTATTAGAGATACGAACAATCTCATTCTCAATCTGAAGATAATCGCCGCGACGGATCTTATTGTTATCTTGCAGAGTAATGCTAGTAGAAGCAGTTGTAAGACCAGAACTAATCTCAGTCGTCAGACCACCATAGATGGAAATTGTTTGTCCCTTAGAACGATTGCTGATACCAGCACCATGGGCAATACAACTAGGACCATTGAAGTTAGGAGAAGTTGCTGATGGAATAGAAACGGTCAGTGAAGAACCATAACCAATGCGATCTAGAACAGCAAACTGACCATTGTAAACACTATTAGCACCACTGATGACAATCTCATCACCACGACGCAAACCAATGTCACGGTTCATCGTGACAGTTGCAATTCCACTAACAGAATCATGTACAATATTAGAAACCGCAGTAGTAACACCTACATGGTAAACAAAACCATTAGTAGATGCAGCAGACACAGTTCCTTCATATACCAGAATCTTAGGATCTGTTACGTTGGTAATTCTCTGTATACCATTGTAGGCAGTGCTGGTAACACCAACCACTTGAATAATATCCCCAACATTATTATCAATCTCAGTGACTGTGACAGTAGCATCAGTTCCAGATGCAGAGAAAGGAACACCTTTGACTGACAGAACATCATTGACACTATATCCGGAACCAAAGTCAACTATATCAATTCCGCTGATAATACCGGCAGCAGCAACAGTAACATCAGCAGTTGCTCCACTACCAGTACCACCAGAAAGGTCTACACTGAAGTAAAATTCAGCGTTACCTGATCCTGTACCCAGGTTGCTACCACCAGTCAGACTTCCTACAGTTTTGATACTGTTGAAACCATGATCAACAATAAGATTGGCACTGATGTCAGTACCAGAAACAGTTGCCTCAGTGACACCAATACCGATTCCAGTATCTTCAATGATTGCTAAGGTTGACTCACGGGTGATGCTATTAGCATTGTCATTAGATTGTACAAATCCAATGTCATCACGCACAGCATAGGACACTGCGGGTTCTGGATCATCAACATAGTTGTCAATATCAATGTTAGGTCTCAAATCATTGATATTTTGTGCAAATCGGTTCTTGCCGATGTCGTATGGAGATACCTCAGGGATACTACCATACCCAAGCATAGTCAGGTTATAGATACCATCCTGAACACCTGACTTATAGTCTTGAACAACCTCATGGTTGAATACTTGATAAGCATTACCATAATCCTTACGGACAAAGTAAGGTGAGAAGGTACGACCAGATCCAACAACACTCTGATCATGGCGAGTATATGGAGTGCCAGTGGTAATCGTACTAATACCACCAGGATTAGTATTCAAACCAACTCTAAAGGTTTTCTTACCATCAATCTGAAGAACTTCAAACAGACCATTGAAACCAGAGTTATCTGCTCCAGAAACATTATTAGCAGAACGCAGACGGTTGATCTCAATAACCTGACCACGACGCAAGTTATGGGAGAACTTAGAGGTGATAACACCAACATTAGAAGACCAGGAAGCATCAATAATGCTAGTACCTTGACGTAAATCAATGTCACTGGTTAGGTTAGTATTATCATTCTGGAATTTATCATCATCAATAACACTACTAGTATCTTCTAAAGAGTATCCGTTTTGCGGAGGTCCAGAAATAGAACTACCATCAGGCAGAACATAACGTAATCGATAGATTTTTTCAACATCTTTACGACCATCACTCTTTCTTTCAATATAAGACCTAGTAGTCTCAGGTGTGATTGCCGTCTGGTTTGATACAATAGCAGCATGAAGATTGTTACCAGTCTTGACGTTGATATACCAACCAGTACTATTATATTGAATAGGATGTCCTGGTTCGCCAGGTTTCTTGATGCGAACATCAGAAACAACTCTAAGATTTCCACCCAGGTTATTGAGACCTGCAATTGAATTATTTGCAACAGCATTCTCAGGACTTGTAGCAATCTGGATTTGATTGTTATCTAGAGAATCAGTAATAACATAGTAATTGGTATTATACTCAATACCATCAGGAAGAGAACCACTGTCAGAATAGAATCTTACACTTTCTCCAGGAATGAATGTATGGTTTTCTTGTAGAGTAATAATATTATTAGTAATGCTACTAATACCTGCATTAGTACCAACACGGTGCTCTTTCTTACCAGAAGGTCCTGCACCTGATACCACAGTCATCAACACCTCAGCGGAGCGGATGGTGCCATCAATGTTGACCTTTAGCAGTTCACCAACCTTTTGACCAACAGTGTATGGACCAGTAGTTGCTGGGGGAGCACTATCCTGTTCAGCATAATCTCTTAGATACAGTTTAGTATCGGAAGCAGCAGCAGTCTTATCAACATCCAGTTTCAACCAGTTGCTGCTAGTCTCTTGAGTAAAGTCCCTTTGTGTAGGAAGAATACCAGTGATGTAACCTTTGTCGTCTTTAGTAAAGGCATTTGCCTTGAACCCATCTGCCTTCAGAGCTTGTGCTCCAAAGTTAGAGTTAGAGTTAGTAATTGATGCGTCAGAACCAGAGTCACATACAAAATGAATACCACAACCCACCGCAAAAGTGGATACTAACTGAAGTTGTGCGCTGTTCGACGCCTTGATGTGGAAACTTTCGTAAGTTGGTTTATGACGTGCTTGTCCGTCTGTATGCAGTAGAGTAGTAGAACCCAGTGCTGACTGGTCCTGATATGTGCCAGTTGTGGGATTGTATTTTACAAATGCTGTATCATCCTTGTTCAAGGAGACCCCAGTAAACTGAGCGATCACCATGGACTTGAATCCACTTGCCTTGGCACCATCAGCATGGAGACCGTTGACACCAAACACCGACCGCACAGAGCAGTTGAAGATGTATGGGGAGGCACTTGTTACAGTGTCACTCTCAACAGTGACTGTGGGTGACAACCCTGTAAGGTTAGGAGTAGCAGTAGTAGCAGGTGCAGTAGTAACACTGTAGGTGAACAGCGTGTCACTCAGAACCTGAGACACAATATGGACACCATCATACTCGGTGCCATTGACATTAGAACTGCCAGCAACACCAACAATACTAATAGGAGTACCGACAGAGAGACCATGACTGTCATTGGTAACCACAGAAACTACAGTGGTTGCAGTCGCAGAAGAAGGATTGCCACCAGAATAGATGTCAGCAATCTCAATAGCACCAACCTGAGAGATAGCACCAACAATACGAGATTCGTCAATGACCGTCTCAAAGTCGTTATTTGCTGGGTATGATGGGATTGCCCGACCACTATTATTACCATATGCTAGTGTCAACTTAGCATAATACATGTCAAGGTCAGTATTACCCTTACCACTTACAATGTTCGCACCATCAGCATACTCAAAGCAGGTGAGTTTATGATGGGAGAAGTTTGGAGTATATGTATTTGTAGTATAATCTTTGAAAATCCTATCTGCCGGATCACCATCAAATAAAGTGAACTCACGGAAATAACAACCACCAGTTACTCGGAACAGGGCAGTAGCAGGAATGTTATTATTGGCAGGATCTGGTACATATTTCGGTCTAATCTTAGTCTTACGCAGGTCTGTACCTACGATAGACGTGCCCCGAGGCATGATGACACCACCATGAATCGAGTTGAATGTATAAAGAAGGTTATCAGAACTCTGAATATTGAAGTTAGAACCAACAGAAAATTCGTTGATACTAACACTACCACCACTTACATTAGTAGTATTGCCAGCAGTGTCAATTTGATAACCAGGACGGTTATCAATATAGTGTACGCCCGGAGATACGACAATAGTTGTCTTATCAAATTTATCGTTATCTTTACCTAATTGATAGGAGAATCTGGCAGATTCAAGTAATGCTCTTTGAATTGTCCTGAAGGGACGAGTTCTTGAGTTACCCTTATTACTTACGTCATCTGTTGCATCCAGTTCCTCTGGATTGACATAGATAACATTACCCTGAATGTTCTTCAGGAAATTTTCAAGTCTACTTAGAGGCATTACCTATTAGTCCTGACACCATTCCTTCAGACTATTTAGGGAGCGTCATTATTTTGTTTTCTATAAAGAAGATCCCAAATATCAGTGTCCTCATCAGGTGATTCCTTGGGTTTAGGATCTTCTACTTCTTTTTCTGGCATTAGGAATAAACTAATTCAATGTCCTCATCGAATTGGAGTGCAGTGTTGGTGACCGTCCAGACGCTCATAAACTCATCTACAGTATTGCATTCAAGTTCTTGCAGTCCACCATCAGAACCATGGATGGCGAAGTAGCGTCCAGGGATGTTGATCTCAACTTTGGTAACGTACTGGTCGTTTTCCCAAGCGGCGACGGTCATGTGTAGGTTGCGGTTGAAACTATTATACCCTACTGAGCGTCTGAAGACAACTCCGCTGTGACAGTGAAGAAAGCGTTTATGACACCGCCCCCACCGTTACGGATTACAACAGACTTTCCATAAGGCATTTGGTATACAAACAGTTCCTGGAAAACGGTTTTGGGAGTTAGTTGAACGTGAATAGTATCAACGTCAATCTTGTTTGCCCAGGTTTCAGGAAGTTCAATAATCCCGTCAACGGTTACGGTACCGCGAAATTCAACTGTATTCATAATAAAAACTCCATATACTATGTATTATAGCACAATTACTTAGTAATAGTGTTGCGAGGACCCCTATATCTTTCGTCTAGAATATTACGGTCTTCATCATCTGGTGCCATGAAGACGTTTGGATCAGGATAGTCTTCCCAAGTCTTGCCTTCATAATCAATAATCAAGGGGTTGATATCCTTTCTTTCACCATACACATGGTAGAAGCAATCGATGTCTGCACTTACAGACTCTAATACAATCTTAGTGTTGTCAAACTCCTTGACAATGATGTCCTGGTGTGCTCCAATAGGAGTGACAGACACAGTGATGCTGTCCTCATACACCAGGTTTACCCAGTATTCAGGTAGCACAATTTCAGTCTCTCCAGTGAGTCTGCCACGGTGATACACAGCGACTTCCGGTCCCTCAATACATGCATAGCGCAGTCGATGTCCTTCCTTTGTAGGGTGCTGGATATCGAATGACTTACCCAGAGCATCTGCTGTAGCAAATCTACTAGCAAGTCTGCCTTTATTCAAGCAGTCAACTTTACCTGTAACATATACGTCACCATCAATGTAGATAGCATTTTCTGCCTCTTCACCAATGACTTCAACATCACCATCAACTTGCAATGCCCTGCCTTTGACACCAGACTTGAATTCATCAATGTCTGTACCAATATTGACAGTTGCCTTGGCAAATCCACTATGCTTTCCTGCAATAACAGGTCCTGTAGCAACTAATGTGCCATTGAAAGGTTTGTCCCCATCTACAGTCTCTTTAGCGGTGTCCAGTTTTGCTGGTTGTTCTCTACCAATGTAGACTTTACCAGTCTCAATGTCCCTAATTCCTGCCATTATTCTACAAGAGAGTTGATGTAATCGCCCAAGGCGGGCGGAATGAGTTTAGATTGTGGTTCATGAATGCGAACCATGTCACCGATAATGATATTGAATCCTTTTGAATTAGACAATAACTTATCAGAAGCATTTATAGTTACGTTATGTCCTATCATCTTAGCAAAATTCTTTGCCTCAAAGTGAACATCATGTTCTGCATGTAAGTAGATGTCACCCTCAGTAGGGTCAGTTGCCTTCATAATGATGTCTTTTGCCATCACATTGAAGGTTCCCTTACAATCAATATTGATATCCCCTTCAGACTTGATATTGATCGGACCTGCACCTTTTTGGATAAGGTTAGAACCCTTATCATTTTCAGTGGCACGGAGTTCCCATCCACCATCTTCAAAGATTCGTAAAGATGCCGCAGATCCAGAAACAAGCGCAACTTGAGATCGGCGAACTGCTTTACCCTCCTCTTCCTTACCGATTCGGAGTGAACCATCTTCAGGATGATTGACAATATATGGTGGGATTTTTGACATTAGTACCCTTTAGGACAATCAATAACAGTAATAATTTTTGCGGTAGGAATGATAGGATCTTTGTACTCTTTGTAAGGTGTGAACTTAGTGATTGGTTTGATAAATGCACCGAAACCAGTTTTTGATTTGATTTTTAGTGAAGGAAGTTCAGACAATCCAAGATCAACTCTACCTGTAGCACCAACAATTCTACCATTTTCTAAGATTGGTGTCAATATACCACCATTGGAAGTTTCAATAAGATCACCTTCCTGATAATTATTTCCAGTATTGATGACTTGAATGCCATCAACTTCACCAATTACTTGGTTACCTTCAGATTCATTAGCAACCTCTTCAGATACATCCAAGGTTCCGCCAGGAAGATAACCATTACCAGGATTAGTAATCAAAACATTGACAACTTTGTTGCCATCCATGATAGCGACACCAGTTGCTCCTTTACCATTATTACACTTGTCAATAATACTAACAGCAGGTGCTTTATCATAAGAAAGACCGAAGTCCTCCATTGAAGCACCAATCACCTTACCAGTAGAACTGACAACTGCTTTAGCAATTGCACCAAGTCCACCACCACCAAAAAACTCGATGCTCGGTGGTCCACATTCTAAGATATTAGTTTTACAATTGCCAGTAACTTCAGTAATACCATCTACAACACTTGATACCCCACCAATAATATCAGCAGTGCTACCACCAAGTGATGCCAGTTGTTCGGCAGTACCTTTCAATGTATTGAACTTAGTTGCACCTTTACCAAGATCTCCTAAGAATGGGAACGCATCTTTCAGTAAATTTGTTGGTCCAGAAGCAATATCGTCAATACCATCAATACCAATGTTTGATAGGAGACCACTAATTGCTTTAGTTCTATCAAAGTCAAGAATCTTCTTCGCTTCTGGTCCAATGTTGATATTGAAATCAAAAGGTTGAGGTTCACAATTAGAACCTTCGCAGGAGAGCAGTTTCAGAGCAGTTTGTGCTGCACCGGTTGCCTTGTTCATGACACTGCTAAAATCAGGAATAGAAATCCCTTTGATCAGACCTGATAATGCAGCCATTGCAGGTCCAATAAGACCTTGAATTTTATCAGTAATCTGAGTCATCAATGCACCAATCAACTGCTCAGCAGCACACAATGGTACGTTGATAATATTCCCCAACAATCCTTTTATGAATCCACCAATCATGTCTTTCAGACCGTTGATGACATTCTCCATCAAGCAATAGATAACATCTTTCTGCTTCTTTAGTTCTAGTTTCTTGATTAGGTTATCAGGTTCCAAGAAAGATAGAACGTCACCTACTTTCTCATCAATATCTTTGAATAAATCTGCACGTGCTCTACGGACAAGTCCAGAGAAATCACCTGCCATTCTGAGAGATGTATCATCAATCAGATTGTCTATATTGAAGGGTTTGTTCAGGTTCTTATCAATCCACCCGTTCGCGGTTTGCTCCAACCCTTCCATGGTAGTAACAAAAGTCTGCAATGCCTTTGCGACATCGCCCATGGCAGACTTTGGAACGTCACACTTTACCGGTCTGCGAATTTCAACCGGTTTATCAGCAATATATCTACCAACACTTTCACCTACTGGTTCTTCTGCTTCCGTATCATCAGGATCAGTGTTTTTTATAGGAGTGTCTTCATCATTAGTAGGAAGTCCTCCATTTGGATTTGGTTCTCCAGATCCAGTAGCTCGAACTGTCGCTCCTAATTCAGATTCGGATCCACCCGTTCTAAGTGATGGATCAACTGTAATTGGTGAGAATCCAGAAGTTCCTTTACTGAGAACATCATCCCAGTCCTGAGAACTCTTGATGAAAGAATGCTGATACAAAGCACCCATAATCACAGGTTGCTGAGCATCCTCCCCATCAAGGAAAAACCCAAAAACAGTTTCTCCACCTTGAAGACTGTTACTTACACCGGCATAATTTACACCCGCACCTTGAGTAGGAGGAACAAGAAGATGTGCCCATGGAAGTTCTTCATCCTTCACCTCATCTGAGGCAGGATGTTTCCCAAGGATCCTTACTTTAGCGCGGTATCCAAATTTTCTGGACTGTTTATCACCGGGGAAAGATCGCCAAGCAGGGTCTGTAGTTACCTGCCCAATGAACCAATGAAAACCGTCACGTCCAAGTCTTTTGGATTCAACCAGTTTATTCTCAAGCATTAGTCATCAAATACTTTACACATAGGTGAACCAGGGTGATTGTCACAGAACTCATCTAGAACTTTATCTTGGTGACGATTCCTTGGATCAGCAATCTTACCTTCTGTATTTGGATCCCACTCATCATCTGAGTGTGTCTCATTACAATGTAGATCTACCTTGTATTCATTCCACTTATCATTTGCATCATAAAGTGGATCGGACGGATCTTTCTGTCGTGGTTGTGACATGGTTTAGAACTCCTTATCAATAAATACGTTTTCGCTAGTCATTAGAATAGAATGTGAAGGAATCTCGAACAATGTAAAGTCCAGTAAAAGCACCTTTTGGATTACCCATCTCATGTGCAAGTGAGAAAACCATATAGTTACCGGAGGACGGGTTTACACCTTCCTTATTCTTCTCAGTATTTAGGTTTGGAAATTTGAAGTTCAACATACTTCCAACTTGAATACTAAGGTTCAAAGGAATTGTGACCTTTACAAATTCAGACATCAATGACTGATACCTAGAACATGCATGTGCTTGTCTCCAAGCAACAGTTTCTGCTATAGTTTTCAAGTCAGTATTGTCTGACATTGCCCCCACGTCTAGTGCAGTTGTATATATTCTAGAAAATTTTTCGTCAATTCCGTTAGGAACAAACTGATCTTCATTTGCACTTGGTAGTTTACTGTCTTTGTAACTGTAATCTACAAAGTGTGGAGTGCGGTCAATGATATTATAGTACCAATTTGCTGATTTGTATTGTCCCTCCATGAGTTTTTTGATGAGATCATGACTTGCCACAAACTCTGGTGGTCCAACCAAAGAAAAATTATTTGCTTCAGTACCAGACTTGGCAGATACCTTTACATAATTTTCTTCTACTTCTCTCTTGAGTGCTTTGTCAACTGAGAAAAATCGATATCCACTACGTTCAGTTTCGGTCAAAAAATAACCAGCACTACCTTTATCGGGGGAGTTTTTACCTTCAATTTCTCCAACGGTCTTTGCAGACAACCTACTAATACAATCAAGAGGTCTCATGTAATTACCCATGAAATCATAGGTATTTGAACTATCATCTACAATATCAATTCTATCACTTTCTACTTCTAAAACTTCTTTGAAAATTTTCTCAACACTGTCAGAGATCTTACCCTTGTATTTCTTGATGACACGTGTTGTTTGATTACTCATAGTAGTTTGAGTAATACATTCAAAACCAAATATTTCTCTCTTTGCATCAGAGAATGCCGAGATTATATTGCTAATTATTAGTTCATTATTTTTACTTTGACTAAACTCAAATGGTTCATCAATACTAGGGTGATCAATAACAAGTTCTACTGCTTGACCACTACGAAGAGGTGTTGCAGCACGGAATCCCACTGCATCAGAAAACACAAAAGACACTGTTAGTGTGTTACCTGCACTCTCTTCATATCTAATTGATAGTGATTGTCCTACTAAAGATTGAAGAGACCTAGATCCTTCATCTGTAACAACATTGAGTTTTTGAACAGTGAAGTCTTTAGTCCAACGGTTATTCCTATTCTTCATTACTTGATAATATCCAGATAGGAAAAGACATCTATGCCATATTTATTATTACCCCCAGGCATAACGCTGCCAGAAGGTTCTTCCTTTGGTTGTTTTGGGGTTGCCTGACTCATTTGTTCTTGTGGTTTTGCAATATCTAAAAGTGGCAGCAGGAATAATGGTGCTAACCCATTCAAATCAATACCACTACCCTTACCAACTTTAGGAAGCGGGTTTTTGAAATTAGAGAAGAACTCTGCCAATCCACTTCCACTTTGTTGAGCAGCTTGGGTTCTGTCTCGTACAAAGTTTTTCTGAGTTGGTTTTGTAATGTTATCTAGAAAACTCTGGTTTGTCATATCTGCCTTAGCATCTTGCTTCGCTTGATTTCTACCCTTCAAATATTGGAAGAAATTACTAAATTTGGAAGATTGTTGTGGCGTAGATTGGAGTCTATCCATAAGGATTTGTTCTCCAGTAGGTGCAGGTGCAGTCTTCGGAGGTTTTTCTGGAGACATTACCTTTGGTATTCTTCGTCCTGGTCCAAAAATTCTATCGTAAATACTCTGACCAGCAGGTGTTCTAGAAGTTACAGGAGGAACAGTTCTCGGGGAAGTTCTCGGAGGAGCAGTAAGTTTCGGAGGTTGTTTAGTTTGCACAGGACCTCGCACACGTCCTCCACCAATTTTAGCAATAGGTATATTATTGAGTAGGTCTTGTCCAACAAGAAACCCTCCTATAAGAGGATTATCAAGTGTTCTTTGTGTATACTCCCTACGAAGTGCAGTTTCCTCATTAGAGATAAACCGCATTTTAGGAATACTCTTATTGGGATCAAATATTCCAGTACGTGGAGACATAATCAATCGACCGTAAGGAGTATCTACTGCTTGACGCTGCCCCCCACTTTCATCAAATTTTGCTCTCAGATCAGGAACAAAATCACCAACTTCTGCCGGAATTGCTTTTCTTTTTATTTTATCTAATTGTTCTTGAAAAGAAGGTGCGTTTGGTCCATTTGTTCCTCCTCTACCTAAACCAGTAGGTGGAGGATCTCCCTCGTCATCAGCATTTAGGAAGTTTGGGATACCACCACCACTTCCATCTTCTCCTCCAATAACCAGACTTTCTAACTTAGTAACTGCTTCATCATAATCATCATTCGACCCCCGCATTTTAGTGGTCTCAGATAATTTACTTTTCTGAATTTCTAGTTGTCTACGTAAGTCTGCACTTTGCCCAACACCAGTAAGTTTATCAGAAATACCAGCACCTAAATTTGCACCAGTAAAACTTCCTATCAAACCACCTAGAGCACCACCAATAGCAGCACCAGGAACAGCACCCACTCCACCAAAAAATGCACCAATAGATCCACCAAGTAAAGCACCACCTTTGGCACCAGCAGCCATACCTGCCAAACCACCTGCTGTTGTGCTAAGTGCACCACTAACTGCCTGTGTTTGTGTCTGACCCTCTGACAGTCTCATTCCATAATCAACACCAGTCAATGCTGTAGTGGCAACAGCGTTGAATCTTCCCATTCGCAGACCACCACGCAACCCTCCCCCACCAGGAATTTTAGCTCTAGGTCCAGGAACAATCTTATTCCCAGGTTTTACTCTACCACCACCAGGACCAGGACGACCACCGCGACCGGGACGAACACCAGGACCACCACGACCACCCCTAATTTTATTGAGAAGACCAGTACCTATAGCACCAGTACCAAGGGCACCTAATAATCCCCCACCAGTAAAAGGATTATTAGTTTTTTCTTTTTCTCTTGCTAACTCTGCTTTGAAACTTGAGTAAGCACTTTCTCTTTGTTTAGAAAGTTTTTCTCTTGCTCTAAGATTTCTATTTTCGCCTTCAGTAATAAGACGATTGCGTCTAATTACTAACTGAGTTACTGCTGCAAAGTTCTTCATATTATGTTGCTATCAAAGATGGAGAATTGTAGTTAGACAACAAACTCAAATTAGCAATGGCATTGCCAGTACCACTGAAAGCAATTGCTTCCACCCTAACATCAGTATTACTTGGAGGAGGACTAGCACCCGCAATAGGTTGTGGTGCAGGAGTAGATTCCTGTCCTCCTCCTATATTTGGAAGATCTAATGGCAATGATGCTTGATCTCCGGATTCTTCTTTAGGTGGTTCTATGTTTTGTGGAGTCTCAATTTTAGCAGGTTGATAATTTGGCGGCAGAGGATCGACTTGCTGCGAACGAGGTGTTTCTGAAGACGCAGGATTGATGGACGGCGTATCCTGTGTCAAAGGGTCTTGTATTTCTGTAGGATCAATATCTATAACAAGACCGCCCAATGGCATCTCAAACTTTTTATCATCTCCATGTCCAGTTTTAGTAAGTATCTTACCATTAGCATCTACAGTATTAGCAAATGCACCGTATCCAGGAGATTCTCCATATCGTATACTACTTCCACCCAAAGTTGGCAATAATATTTCAGCATTTTCAGCACTTTGACCACTACGAGTCTCGTTCTCTTTATTGATATAGTAATCAATACTATTGAACTGACCGGACGAACTATGAGAATGTGCAGCAAAAGCATCTTCCATGAGTTTTACTTTCTCAGCATAAGTCATATCAGTACTATACCTTCTATCTGCTACCGCAGTATTTGAAAACTCCATTGTTCTACCTTGCTCTTCATAACCTCTAGCAAGTTGATCCATCATATTGACAACATCTTCCATCGGAAGATCTTTATTGAATTTCGTATCCACATGATATGAATTCCTACCATCAGCAGTAGGTGTCATACCAATATTTGCCTCAGGTCCAGTAACCATTCCAGACGGGAACGCTTTGCTTTGATCAGCATCATCAGTTACTCTGGTTCCTCCCGGATCCTGATAAGGATCTCTTCCTTTATCCTTGTCCCCGTCTTTATCACCGTCGGATTCTTTGGAAGATTCATCCTCTTTATCTTTTCCCAACGTCAATCCAACAAAACGATCTAACGCTCTACTAAATCTTCTAGATATACTCCCAAATCTTTCAACGTCATCTCGATTGATGATATTTCCAGATGCAACTTCTTGTTGCAAAAGTTGACCACGTTTTTGATCGCCTGATTGTTGCCCTCCGCTCATTCCACCAAGCGCCATTGCTCCTAAAGCAAGTAGCGCCATGATACCACCAGCACGTCCTCTACCCATGTTACCTCTACCAGGAAGTCCTCCTGCTGGTCTTACGCCCCCTTGAGGTGTCCTTCCTCCTCTACTTCCAGCAATAGCTTTGATGCCAAGTATACTGGCAACTCCTCCTGCTATTTCTGGTAGGTAAGCGAGTGCGGCAGTGCCAGCATCAACAGTAGCATTGCCAAAGTCACCTCTGAGAAGGTTACCAATTGCAGAAACAAATGCTACTTTTCCAACAAATTCTCTAATACCAAAGAAACTAGTTTTCAGTAGTTCTAAATTTTTTTGGTCTTTTTGAATTATCTTAGATTCTCTATTCAGTTCCCTTTGTCTTGTCCTAATATCTTTCTGGATCTCTTTACGGATAACCTTCATGCTGGCATCCATTCTCTCCATATCAAGGAGAATACTGCCAAGTCTTCTAGTTACCTTACCCTGGTTTTCAGCAACTTCGTCCGCAGTATTTTGTGCACGATT